AGAGTTGCCGCATTAATCGTCGGTGATGTGAGCGTGGCAGACGTAAACGTCTGACCAGTCATCGTCGCACCACCCGTGATCGTGCCACTCACCGTCGCAGCGTTAATCGTGGGGTTAGTCAAAGTCTTGTTAGTTAAAGTCTGCGTATCATTCTCACCAATAACAGCAGACCCAGATGCAAGCCCGTGAACCTGCTCAGAAGCGTCCTCATGCTGGCGAGAGTCACTGAAGTCACGGGCAGAGAAACCATGCTCAATGGCTGCACCCGCCGTGTGCGAGATACCTGTAGTCCCATCAACGCCACGGGTAATAGTTAACGTCGTACCACTACGAGCCGTAACTTCCACAACTTCTTCGTTGACCGTATCCTGGTCAATAATCATCGTGTAAGGTGTAGAAGAAGGGAAACCAGTCGCAGCGGCCACGACAGCAGTAGTGACACTAGCGTTGATATCCCCTGTCAGCGTCGTAGCACGAGCAACTGACGAGTAGTACCGAGAAACAGCCATACTTATTCCTATCGGGTGTAGTGGCTACGGGTTGGGTAGATACGCCGCAAGCCTTCTCTTTCTTCATCTAATCTGACTTGATACAGTTGCAGCATGTACCGACCGATTTGGCTAGACCCACCAACAGGCCGTGCGCCAGAAGAAAAATCAGCCTCGCTTGACCTGCCAGCAAGATGCGCGGCATCAAAGAACGGAACCATGCGGTACGCCGCACCCAAGCGAACTAGATCCTCGCAGGATGCAGGCAAACCAGTTACGGTTTCAAAAGAATCAGAATCACTGGATAGCACGGTAGGTTTCTTACTAAAAACAATCTTAATCTTCCTACCAGGGGTAACTCTGTCATAAATGCTGAGAGAAACTCCCGTAGCAAAAGAACTTGTGTTAGCGTGACGGTCAAGAGTCCACCGACGGATAGGCAACCACTCCTGAGATGAGCCAGTGGTTTGCCACATAACGGACAGAACATCCAGCGAACCAGCAGGAAGCGAGTAACTAGTTACAGCACCCGTGTAAGTCACTGTGGTTTCACTGACCGCAAACAAGTCAGGAAACACCGCTTTGATTGCATCGTTGATCGCTTGCTTAACGAGGAAACGCGGGAACATCGGCGCAGATACCACGCGAGTACCAGAAGCGTGCGTGGAAGCAGTCGTGCCCCTGAAGCCTCGCCCGTAAGGTGGCACAACCATGTTGAGGGACACAGTATCCACCGAGTCAACCATTAACAGTTCTTCATCAATCTCTATAATGCCACGAGACATTGCCGCTGTGTCAGCGATCTTCAAGGTTGTGTCTGCCGCAGCAGCCGACTGGGTGAGGTGAGTGGCTTGATCCTGAACGGCAGTAAACCCGTGCAAGTAAAGTGTCGTGGAGTCGGTGATTTCACCAAATGTCGCCACCTAAACCTCCGTCGTAGTCTTGTTCACGAATTTAGCCGCCTGCTTACTGACAATCATGTTCGCTGGCGGGTCTTGTGATGCGTTGTACGGGCGGCCTAGCATCTTCGTGGCAGCCTTAGCCTGATCCACTTTCTCTTTAGTAGTGCCACCAGGAGTGATGCCATGCTTACGCGCCTCATTAAAGGCGTTCAAATCTTTTTTAGTTTTCTCATACATTCCCTTTAGGGGACTGTTTGTAATTGAACTCACGGTTGGGTTCGCATTTCTCAAACACTTTGCATACGATGAGCAATCCTTGGTCTTGCAACCTTCTCTGCAACTCATTCAACACTCACATAACTGCTGTATCCGGCAGCGACAACAGCCGTGTGCTCGGCACTAGACAATACATGCCTGCGCCCACCACCGAAATAAAAGTCAGCATCATTAATTTCGTCTTGGGATGGAAACTGTGTTAACGTTCCTACGTCAGAAGTAATAAGCAGCGACTGCCCAACAGGTATAGAGTACCTGCTGAACAAGAAATGGTCAGTATAAATAGTGTCTACCGTGGGTAGTGTCAGTATGTTCGCCACCTTGCTCCTTCCTCGCGTTGGGGGTAGGGCGGGGGTCGCCGCTATATGCGACCCCCACCCCGATTGTCAATCTGTATCAGGTGATTGACGAGGACGACTCAATGCGGTACAGAGCCTCCTGGCGGTAAATACTCCAGCCTTGGAGCGAGTACCAGCCAACGGGTCGGAAACGCATCAACTTGTCCACGACGGGACCGATAATGACACCCGGCTCAACAGCGGTAGCCTCTGCGAGAGCCTGCTGTCCACACACCGTGGTGCGGTAGACTGTCTCGCTAGAAGCACCGTCCGTTGCGGAAAGCGCACGCGGTGTTTCCACGACGTAAGCGCCACCGTAAACGCCGGTAACAGCGTTGAGAACGTTGCCAACGTTAGGCTCCGTGTACTTACGGATATCCTCAAACGCCAACGCGCCAGTCTCCGCACGAAGATCGTGCGCTACCAGCGGGTGCATGTAAGCGGCGTAGAGGCTGCTGTCCTTGGGGAGAGCCTTGCCTGCACGCAACTTGCTAACAGCCTTGCGAATGTCAGCACCAGCAATAACGTCCTCCGCAGCAACCGATGCGGTGCTAGTCGGGTCAGACGAACCGCCCGTTCCGAACAACACGTTCGTGCCACCGTCAAGAACGGTAACAACCAACTTGTCAATGCTGTCCAGCATATTGTAGCCAACGATGTTGGCGATAGCCGGATCAACGTCGCTGAACGCGAACTCACCCAACTTGCGGGTGTTCAGCACGGTGTTGCCGTACTCAGCCAGGGTGACCGTAACCTGCGTCGCGTTGCCAATTGCAACCGCGTCGGGGTCAGTAGTTTCCGTCAAAGCCGAAGTCGCCTGAGACATGTCCTGGTAAAGCGAGAACACTACAGACGAACCGGGCATGGCCTGCTGCACGGGACGCTTGTCAGCAAGGGCGCGAAATTGCGGTTGTGAACGAAGAGCGAACTCAACGTACCGATCATAAGCGGCCTGGACAAGGTTACCCATTGCACTAGTTCCAGTATATGCATCTGCCATTTTGATTCACCTCCTTCAGTGAATAGTATTTATAGTTACTTTTGAGGCTATGAAGCCACTGGCCCATCAGCACTGCCAAACAGCAACCTGTTCAAGGCTTCTGCACTGTCAGCACTAGCGATCAAACCTGCGATTTGATCTGGGTCATTTGTAAAAGGTTGCCCCGATGACTGTGTTTCAGCAATACGGGACAGCGACTGCATTTCTGGTGAAACGCCAGCCTTAGGCTCACTTGTAGCCTCATTGGACTCTTCGTATTCAAGACCAAGCACATCGCCGTAGGTCTGAATCCACTCGTCCACCTCTTCAGCAGAGGTAACATCATTAGGGATTAGTGCGGAAACTTTGTCCGATAATCCGTATGATGCGATAACGTCCTTTACCGAGCGTTCACGGATAGACGATTGCATGCTGTCCAACTGCTCCGAAAGATCCTTCTTCTCAGCCTGCAATTTCTTGTAAGCCTTGCGAAGTTCTTTCATCGCGTTACCATCGTTGGTGTCTAGATCGTCGTCGTCCCACTCAAATTCGGACATATGTAACTCCCTTACTATTCATATAGGTGAATCGTTACCCACATCATCAACCGGGGAAGAAGATGATGGCTGTAACTACCGGGCTTTTTCACCGCCAGGGCCGGTAGGTCTGGCTAGGAGTGGACATGCCCCGAATCGAACGGGGGTTAAAGAACCAACACAGGAATTACCACCGCGAATTACAGTTCTTTCTCACCTGTCATGCCCGTATTCAGTTATATAGAGCGAGGTCGCTTAAGTGCCGACGACCGGATACCAGATTTGCCACTGAAGCGTGCACGTTCACGAGACTGCAACGTGCGAACCTTCTCGCGTGCACCTTGGTCAAGATCCAAGCGAGACAACGCAGTCTCTTCCTCCGTCAGCGTAGTCTTGTCAATGTCTGCCAGTCGGCGGGTAGCCTTCTGAATATCGGACACCTCGGTCAGTATCGGCTCAATCGCAGTGCCGCGAATATCCTCGCCGCCACCAACAAACGCACCGATACGCTCGGACACATCAGCGCCGAACGTTATACCCGCACGCTGCGCGAAGCCGCCAACAATCGCTGCGTTAGCGCGACGCTGAATCTGTGTCGTCGTGTTCTCGGGATCAAGAACATACTGAGTTAGCATCGCTGGATCAACGCCGTAGAACTGCTGCAAACTATCGCGCACCTCTTGCGGAGTTTCTGCAACAACCCTTTGAGCGTCAGTAACCCGATCACGCACTTCATTGACTGATAGCGAAAAGTCCGAAACAAGATTTGCTATGGCATCATACTCGTTTTGAGTGCCACCTGTTCCCAAGTAGTTTGTTAAACCAGCCTCACGAAACACTGTCCGATACTGAGACTCCAGGTTCAGGTATTCGCCCTCATTGCGTATATCTGTTAAACCTTTACGTTGCAAGCCGATAAGACCTTTAAAGCGGTCCTGATAGGTTTGCGTCTGACGCACCTTGCCGGTAAGCACATCTGGACTATTCCCAAAGTCACGAACTAACTGATCTATTTGCGCTACGAGAGCATCCATGCCGCCGTATTGACTAAACAAGTCCTTCAGGAAAGCCTTAGCCTCCCTGTCCTTGCGTTGCTTTTCCGCCGCAACCCGTATGCGTTCCTGGGCTGCTGCAATATCTTCCGCGGTAGGTCCGGTGTCACCTCCGCCACCGGGGTCACGATCTCCACCAGGGTTCGTGTCATACGTTGCACGCAAAGCATCATTAGCCGCATTAGAAGCAGCCTCCGCTTGCCGTAACTGAGCCGCCGCGTTGCCCGTGTTCATGCCCGAACGTTGCGAAGCAGACATCCTCTCCACCGCCGCACGGTAAGCCCGGTAAGCGTCGTCTGCTCTCTGTTGCTCTCCAGCCATCTAGATCACCCAAACCCAAACATAGAAGCAATCCGCGTGCCAGCAGAAGCGTAAGTTTCGTAAGCGTCGTCAGTGTACTGCCAGCGAGGATCGTTACGAATTTGCTTCTCAAAATCGTAGAGAGATGTTTGCACCGGGTTACCGGCATCGTCCGTCGCCTGCAAAGCAGACTGCATTAAAGGATCATTAAACCCAATGTCAGGTACTTCTAGCATTCGACTAGCGGTTTGCAAGAAAGGCTGAAAAATAACTGAAGGATCGTAGCCTTGCATTATTCGTTGGGCATACGCCGGGTATATTCCTGCAAGGTAATCCCGCCGCAAGTCATTTTTAATATCCTCAAGAGAGGACTTGCCCTCAACCCCTGATTTAACGTAATCAAACAGGGAATCGTCATTCATTCGTAAACCGTTAGATGAAGTCCATTGACTAATTTCCCGCTGGAACTCTGCCGCCTGCCCACCAAGATCCCCACCGATCTGCTGTTGCAAGATAGGCCCAAAACGGTCTTGAATTTCTAAATCAGTCAAGCCGTCTAAACGCACATCCTCTGCGATTTTTTTTAACTCTTCATCGCTAAGAGTAATGCCGTACACGCTTGCAGCGTTCTGAACTTGTTGTCGCGTTCCTTCAAGGCCGCGTTCCCAATCCTCTGGATCAGCCATAGCCCTGTCCATGCGGGCTTTTTCTTGATCCGCGTTCAACGTTTCAAAAAAAGCAACACCTTCTTTAAAACTGTTTAGTTCTCGCGCAGTCGGTATTCTGCCCTTGTTTTTTTTCATGTAATCTTTTACGCGATCAACAAAAATCTTGAAAGATCCCGTCTCGTCTTGCTCTAGCAAAGTCATGGCATAACCAGCGTCGTACAGGTAATCTTTTGGGGTAACTTTTCTTTCTTCTTTATCGCCCTTAGCCACGAATTACCTCCCGACCGCGATTAATGTCATCAAGAAGCATGTCCATAATCGTTGTGTCCATCTGATACTTTTCGTAATCTGGATTGCTAGAAATTATTCCACGCAACAACTCACCCTTATCCGCGGCAGTGACGGACTGTGTTTCGCTACGGGCCTTACCCATCGGAGTAGTAGTTGTTACTTGAGGTGACTTCTCTTCAGCCTTACGGAACCTACTTAAATACCTGTCGGTTTCTTTCGGTGTCAACGCACGACCCAGCATCTCCCGAGCCATCTGATCTACCAACGCTTCAGCGGTCACCTCATCCGTGATAGACGTAGTTTGTGTTGTCCTTGGACCCATGTAAGTCCCGCCGTCGCCCTTGGGGTCAGCGGTTGAAGAATAACGCGACCACCACTGAGAGAAAGATTCATTCCCACCCGTGCCTTGGTGAGCAAGGTACAGGTCTACTGCGCTTGAAAGACTATTCGCAGCGTATTGAGGTATTCCCTTATAAGACTTAGACAGAAGCCCTGTGTCAACCAATGCTTGCGCCATCTTGTCGTATGCTGGATCTCTACTAGCAGCAGCCGCAAGTAAACCATTCTGCATAGCCTCAAGGGTCATCTGCACTCTGCCTGAAGTTGTCATCCTGCCTGGTGCCTCGCCTACTGCATACGCTTGCTGACCGCCACCACTAAGCCAAACCATTGGGTTTTTACCGGCATCAGCAGCCGGAACAGTTGGAGTCGCGGCATCAACCTTCGCAATAGCCTCTTCTACCGGACTAGCCATTAGTTCACTTCCCTAAAATCATCACGAGAAAGATACTGGTCGTACAAGTCAGCGAAACCGATATCCTGCTGGCGCAAGTCAAAAGCAAACTTGTAACCAATCTGGCGAACTTCTTCTCTTTTGTCCACGTTGTCAGTCCTGCTTAAAACATCGCTGATGTGTTCACGGACTTCCAAGTAGTCAGCCAAAGCGCGTATAGACGAGTCCTCATCCATGAGTTCTGGATTCGCAGCCATCACCCGAGCGCCACGAATAAACGCTGGTAGTTTCTGCGCGTAAAGATCGCGTTCTTCACCCCACGCAGGGTATTGCTTGGCAAGCCTTAGTTCTTCCGCGTCTAAAATATCTTTAAAAGGCTTGACAGCATCAGATTGCAAAGTCTTGTAACCTTTAAGAATTACTTGATCCTCAATGTAATCCTTAACTTCCCAATAGGCAGCCCAGCCGTCTTTAATTTCATTGTTGCGAACAATCTCGGTTGGAGTTAAACGCCGCCTGACTGGAACCTGGTTTGGCCCTAACTTCATTTTCCCAAACTCACCATAAACTGCGTAGGAAAACGGATCGTCAAACCTGCCCATGTTCCCAAACATTCCGACAAGTTCAGGCTCAATGGCATACAACCGGTCAACAACTTCCTTGTTCCCTGTGACCCTCTGCCATGTTTTTAAGTTCGGGCTTAGGCCAGTCTCGTAATCCGAGGTTGATCGTGTCAACGCTGTGTACTCAACGTCAGGAAACTTATCGGAGAACGCCTTGTATTTTTGCTGCAACGGCATTGTTCCATCGTCAAGCAACTTCTGCCAGTAGTCTCTCTGGGCCTGATACGGAGACACCCGAGAAAACTGGAACGGGGCAGCAACAGCAGCGAACAACTGGAAAGTCCAGAAATCGTTTGCTTTCTTAGCCATTTTTTTCATGTCCCTGTCGGTGACACTGCGACCCTCTAGTTGGATACGAATGTACTCGTCCTCAACTATGTGGTTCCATGTGCTGAGATAGGCGCTGTCTGTTGACTCGCCACCGAGCCACTGCTTCACTCTGCGCCCAGCGGTCGGCATTAAAGACTCAACCAAAGATGCTTGTGGGTTAGCGTTTGGGACGATATCTCGGAACATCTCCTCACCAAGAGCGTTACGCAAAACCTCGGTGTCCTCTGGCTTACCCCGAAGGAACCACCCGGTTGGTATCTGCGCTGCCGGTCCCATGCCAGAGAACCACCAGTTCGATGAGGGAAAGACAACGTTCAAAGACTGCTGCCTTGTCTGCAACATTTGCCCAGGCAAAGGACCATACTCTTTCGTAGCCCAATCCTGCACAAACTTTGGCATCATGATGTACGTTCCCTCATCTTTCAGGAAACTGCTGCGATCTACCTTTTCACCAAACTCATCAACAACTAGACCCATCCTGTTTGGAATGTTCCACATGAGGCTGCCGTAACCGATGACCGCTGGATTCTGGTAAGCAATGCGACCCCAAGTGCGAACGCTGTTTTCCCACGCAGGAAAGAACGGAGAGACAAACCGCAATAAGTGACCAGCGTTAGACAGTCTATCAATGGTGTACATCGTTTCACGGGTAGACTTCAGTGCGGAAGCATGCGCTGACTTAGCGATGTTCGCTTGTTGAGCCATAATCTCATCAGCAGAGCGACCCTGGGCGGAAAGAAGTCGAACTATTCGCGCCTGCTCCGCGTCAAAAACACTACTGTAAAACGGATGCCTAAGCAGTTTATTCTCGGGAACAGTGCCAAGAAACTTCATAAGACGCGAAGTAACCTTGTTAGTGCCCCTCGCAGTCATCTCCAAGACAGTTGATTCCAGGCCGTCACTAAGCCGACCCACCAGCACGGGCAACTCTCTACCCTCTAGCCCAGCCATCACCTGTGCAGGAGTAACTTGCCCATCTAACGCCAGTTCCCGTAACTTGCTACCTTGCGGCAACTCGTAGTTCAAGCGAGCAATTGCCCTGTCTATGTACTCGTCAATCTCTTGCTGACTATCAAGATTTCTGTCCCGAAGGCTTAACTGCCTCTTGTATTCAATGCCTTCGTCCGTCTTAAACCAAGCCTTTAGATTCGCTATAGGCTCGTTAGCCAAAATCCTACGACCAAGAGGATCTTCCCTGTAACGACGGTTAACCCTAAGCGCGTACTCAGTCCAGTACACCGGCATCTTGTCGGATGATAGATCGTTAGGATCTAGCCTTTTAAAGTCAGCAGACCCTTCTAGATCATCAATTCGCTTACTAACAGCAGCATCAAAAGTAAAGTAAGTAGTTTTATCAGCACTTGAGGCGAGTAAAGCAATCTCGCCTTGTTGCCCATCAAACGCAGCATCTAAATCAACTTTACCTGAGCGCGTTTTATAGGTCCTTTTGCCTCGGCCTGTTAACTTCCGCTTGGCAATTATTTTGTTAACTTCATCTTGCTTTGCAAGGACTTTCGCTCCAATAGAGTTTACGTCATTAACAATTTTGTCGCGTTCCCTCAAAGCGGTTTTAAGAGAAGCAGCCCCAGGCTCCGTTTTTGTCTTAATCAGTTGACGTACTTGCTCTTTTGACTTCTTAATCTCTGCTTGAAGTTTGTCAACCTTTTTCTGTTGCTTCTTTGAAAGCGTCTTTGTCGTTTGCGGCCCGGCGGCACGCGCACCCCGAACGCTGCCAGGGAAAGGTCCAGTCTCACCCCTAATCGCACCTATCGTGCGTTCAGCAGCAACAATCTTTCTTTGCAACCCATCTATGTCCCTGTATCCAGAGTTTGAAATCGCATTATCGTAGGTTTTTTGAGCGTTTATGAGATTATCGTAAACACCACCTAGACGTTTTTCTTCCAAGCGCAAGCCTTTTAAGCCTTTACGCGCCCTGGCGTAGTGCACGGCGTTTGCTGGCAGCCTGCCCCAAGCCTGCGGGTTTGCTGCCATCAAACCCAAAACCGCAAATGATCGAAGTGCACCTTCTGCAATGTTTCTCTGTGTGTATCCAAGACGAATAAGAACGCTAACTTTCCACAGGCTGTTAAGGTAGTCGCCTGCAAACTTTGCTTCACGACCAATCTTTAGATACGCCTTATCTTTTACTACACTGTCAAACTTTTTTATGTCAACTAAGGGAACGGCTTGGTCCAACTCAGCGTAAAAAGTAGGAACTGTAATTAATTCATCCGTGTCAGGGTCACGGTAGAAGTTTGTTTTGCTCTTAGATATCTGCTGAAGAACAGTAGCCCTCTTCTTGGAAAACGCATTCCACAGTTCTTTAGCCTTGGCCTCGCCGATGCCGCGCTTCCTAGTTACAACTTGAATTGCCTCATCTTCCATGAGGCGCAAGATGTTTGTTCTTTCGTTAACAGTCCTTGATGAGGCAAACTCGTTAAAATAACGAGCAGAGGTTTCTTGGTCTAGACCGGACTTAGTTAGCCACGCCCGAACTTCATCCAAACGCGAAGCGCCGTCTGCGCCATCCTTAACAAAGACAATACCGTTAGGTGTGCCGCGACCAGCCCACCGAACTGCTGTAACGGGTCTAGACATTGAGGATCGCTGGATGGTGTCGTAAACCCAATGTCCACTTTCCGCATTAGAGGACAGAGATGATTTCTTGAATGCGTTATTAACAAATTGATCTTGCGTGGCTCCTGTACGCCAAGCATTTGCGGCTCTGGTAAACGCAGCAGTACCAGCGACTCTAGATCCACCACGCTGTATTGTCTGAGCAAAACCGTCTGGCCCCACGTAAGGAGTGAGTGCTTCTTCAACTAGGTCATCACCGTAACTAATTTGCTCATCAGTCAACGCGACTTGACCAGCGCCAAAGTCATCAGCAGTGCCCCCAACTGCTCGGGAGGACAGGGGATCAACACCCAATGCGCGAGCAGCATCGTCATAAAGTCCAGCGTTAAGGGTCCGTAATTGTGCCCATGAACTTGCCCTGCCAGCAAGCGCACCAGTTAGTGCCGCTGCCTCCTCTGGACTCTGAAAACCAATTTGACCAAGCAAACCCTGAGTCGCCGTCTTGTTGTTAGACCCCTTAACCCACACATGGTTTTGAAGTTGATCCGCTGACTGATCCATAGCACGAATAAGGTTCTCGCCCTCAGGTGTCAGTTCACCGCCTCTGCGTGCAGCAGCCACCCCAGCCTTCGTGTCGCCACCGGCTTCACTAATTGTCCGTGAAAGAAGTGCCGCCTGGTCATCAACAGTAGAACCAAAACGTTCAATAGATTCGGCAGTCTTTAACGCCTGATTACTTAAACCGGAGAACTCACCGGCTTTCGTGCCAAGACGAATAACATTGACAGCCTTACCACCAAGAATCGTGGGGTCTGCGGCAACCAGCCAAATAGCGTCAGCAAACCCAGAGGTGAGTTGCCCCATGCCACCCGACTCAAACGCTTCTTTACGGTCTTGTTCGTCCAGAATATCAAATTCTTCTGAGTACAAAATGTTTTCAGGGTCTTGCTCTTTGCCGTAACGTAAACCTGTATCAGCCGCTAGACCAAGCAACCCACCAGTCGCAGAGTTAATTAACCAGCCACCGAAACCCTGCCTTTGGTTTAGTGCAGCGTTAGCAGATACTACTTGACCCATGCTAATATCCTGGGATTGTTCCCAGTCTAAGGTTTGTATTCCACCGGGCATCGCTGAGAACAACGCAGCGCCTAGGTGATTCATTTGCTCGCTGCCCCAATTGACTGCATCAATAACGGCAGCCCCGCCCGTAAGCGGGACTCCTAGCGCAGTCCCTAGCGTTTCCCTGTAAAAAGGAAGTTCGCTTAACCATCCTGTTTCTCCGCGGATCGCGCCACCCATATCGTCAGGAACAACGTTATCCATCAAGTTAACGAAACCGCTAAGGATAGAGCCATCCCGCGCCTCGGCTGGTAGTTCTTCCTCAATATCCGGTACTTCTGGTCGGACAACAGTAGAAGGAGGTAAGCCTATAGGGGCAGTTTCGGAAAACTCCCTAGGATTAAGACTTAACTCTCCCTCTTGGGAAATGGGTTTAACAAACCTAGAAACAAACCCGTTAATATCTTCTTCTTTCATTAACCCATCACCCCTGGTCGGGTAATTGCGTCAAGAAAGTCCTCTAACTCGGCAGAGTTGTCCCACGGTACGTTAGCCAAACCCCAAACTAGACCCACATTACTTGTTCCTAGTTTACTCACTATAACGTCAACATCTTCAACGAAACGCGACACTAAATTCCAGCCTGTAAATTTTTTAGATGACGAACAAAACGTTTGAAACCGTCTGGAGTTTCTGGACTTTCCGCCATAGTCAACAAACTCGGTAAGTATTTAGACAAAGTTTCTGCGTCAGTATTGTTCATTGACCTCATGCCTGGTCTTGTCGGTACTCCTGCACCTGGACCAAATGAAGCGCCATCAGTTACAGGCTCTTCAGGGCGTTGAGTTGGCGAAAAAAGCGGAGTAACCTGCTCCATAGCCGACTTAGTTTGCCGTTGTCTGGCTTTAGGTGATTTTGCTGACGTTGACGCACTCATTGGAGCAGAGGACTGCATCGCCTCAAGTTCTTGATTTTCTCCGTAAGGCATACCAGACACATCAGTTAGAACCTGCTGCGGCCCACCGTCAGTACGTTGTGACAAACTACCTGGACCAGACACCGGGGCAGGGTTCTGTGGACGACGCATACCGCCTTGCTGTTTAGCCATCTTCGTCCTCCACATAAACAATAATCGGTTCAATCAGTTCAGAATCAGGCGTGGGACCAAACTCGTCATCATCATCCCAATCACCCACATGTCCATACTCTTGCAACGTATACAAAGACTGATCGAACAGTGCCTTCATGCGGTTCACCATGTCGTCAGCAATATCAGGATTCCAGCCAACACCTTGGGAAACAATACCCAAGTGTAGATCTAGGTAGGCAAGATGGAGGCTCATGTCACGCGGTGGAACTCTCATTGTCTTGCCCTCCTAAATTCGCTACTACTTGCTACCCTTGGTTCCTTTGGTGTGAATCCCAAACTTGATCTTTTCCATGTGATTGGACTTGCTTCCTTGATTTGGGGCCATGTGCGAGCGACCGGGATTTCCCGAAACCGCTTCCTTGAGGACCGGCTTGGCGTGTCCACCCTTGTTAGGTTGTGGCATTTTTATCTCCTTTATTTTCTCCACCAAACCATTTGGTTGGCAAAATCTAGTTCACAAACAATTATTGGCTTATAACCGTGACTGGTTTTCCGTAATCCCCAAAACGAGAATCGTTTTACCATTTACAGCGGTCAGCCCAGTAAGCCGCAGACATTTTGCCTTTGGCGATATTCTTACCATGCCGTGATTTAAAGTTGGAACGCTTTTGTTTCATGGCAGCAGATTCGCCCTTCTTGGGTTTACCCGCTGTCTTAGCGCCTTGCTCACCGAAACGAATCGTCTTGATATTGTCGCCCTCTTTAGCGACAACAACGTGCGACTTAGTTGGGTGGTTTGGTGTGCGCTTGCACTTGTTATAACCAGAAACACCCGCACGCTCTAGACGAGGATCTTTTTTCTTGCCGGGTTTCTTCGCAGCCATTACTTCTTCTTTTTCTTGTCCCGACGACGAGACTCACCGAAAGCACCACCGATGACTGTTCCCGCAGCAATACCCTTCTTGGCTCCGCGGCCCTCTGCTTTACGCAAACGAGCCTTCTCATTAGCAGCCCGAGTTTTTGCGGCTTTCTTTGCCGCCTCAGATCGTTTTGGATCTACTGTCTTGTAGGTATCGGCTGCCTTATTCTGTTTGGCGACAGCCTT